CAATGAAGCGATGCTGAAGATTCAGGAAGCTGAACGCCAATGGTTTGATTCTCAAACCAAGCGCATGGATGTTGAAGGAAAGCTGATGATGACCGATCAAGAGTTGCAGGCAGCAGTGCGTGACAACCTCATGATGATGATGAATATGGGCGCTGAGGAACTTCCAGAAGAAAACATGGAGTTTGAATCATTGGAAAACACAGCAATGCCAGGTATTCACGAAGCAATGGGCCAAGCAGTTCAACCTGCGCCACAGCCATCGCCGACCCCAGCTGGAGGTCAACCTAATTCAACCATGAAGCCTGGCGCAATGACGCGCAAGCCTAATGTTGAAGCTCTTACGGGTGAGACGAAACCCGGAGAAAATCAGGAGTAATGTATGAGTGACGAACAAATCAATGACGAATTACCGCAAACCGATCCTGTTCCTACACCGGAACCTGTTGAGCAATCAGACGAAACAACAGAAGTTGAAGTTCAAGCTGAAGAACTTGATCCTGCTGATGACAAAAAAGACCCGTGGTACAAGCGACGAATCGATGAATTAACTAAGGATAAGCATGAAGCGCGTAGGCATGCTCAACGATTGGAAAAGATGCTTGAGCAGATTGCAAGTCAACAGCAACGCGCACCAGATCCTGTAGCTTCAAGCATTCAACCGCCAGACCCTAATGACTTTGCTGGAGGGCAATATGACCCGCGTTACATTCAGGCTCAGTTGGAATATACGCGAGTCTCAGCGATTGATGAGGCGAAAAGAGCTGTTGCTGCGGAATACGAACAACGCGCACAGCATGAACGTCAAGCGCAAGCGCAAGCTAAATTGGAGGCTTCAGAAGCGGCTACTAGGGCCAAGTTTGCGGATTATGACGCGGTTATCGAAGGGATTACATCGGACCCAAGGCTTGCCCAGAATCCAACAATCAGACAGGCATTACTTGGATTAGACAATGGCCCAGAGATTGCCTATACACTTGGTAAAAATCTCGATGTAGCATACGAAATTGCTAACATGAATCCGATTCAGGCTGGTATGCGTTTGGCTGAAATTATCAACCGCGCACCACGCAAGATTTCTAATGCACCAACGCCAATTAAGCCATTGGGCACTACTGGCGCTAATCCAGCAAAGACGTTATATGAAATGTCTCCAGCAGAGTTTATTGCTGCAAGAAATGCAGAAGAACGTGCGCGTAAGGAATCAAGAATCAAACGCTAACGTAGCTCAATAGGTAGAGCAGCTGACTTGTAATCAGCAGGTTGCGGGTTCGATTCCCATCGTTAGCTCCATATTTTTAGGAAATACTTATGAAACTTATTATCGTTGATGCCAATGGTGGCGAACATGATCTGGATAGTGTTGTTCTTGGCATTGCTTCTGATATTCACAGACTTAATCAGAGATTGATTTTCGTTGAGAAAGAATTAGGCATTAGCTACGAAAACAAACCTGAACCAGAATCTGAGGAATAACTCGGTTTGGCGCAGCAAGAGATCGTAACTCCGTGGATTTCGTCACCCACACGCTGCGCCATTTACATACTTGAATAATTAGAGTATAAGACGATTACCAGACATTGCTACGGCCCTTAGAGTGTTTGCGGCGTTTTCAGATCATTCGAGGGATTGGCTCCTATCTGAAAAAATAATTGGGCGTTTAACCATTTGTTTTTTCATTTTTGGAGTAATCACTATGAGCAATCAGTTGCTTACTATTAGTATGATTACGAACGAAGCTCTGCGCGTACTTACCAACCAGTTGGTATTTACTCGTGCGGTAAGTCGTCAGTATGATGACAAGTTCGCAATCGAAGGTGCGAAGATCGGCACCACAATCAATCTGCGTAAACCCCCGCGTTATGTCGGTCGTACCGGCCCTGCGCTCCAGGTTGAATCCTCTGTTGAAACTTATGTACCGCTGACTCTGGGAACCCAGTTCGGCGTAGACATGGCGTTTACGACTCAGGATCTTACGATGAACATCAGCGATTTCTCTGATCGTTTCATCAAGCCTGCTGTTGCGGCTGTTGCGAATAAGATCGATTATGACGGTCTTCAGCAGTTCCTCAACGTGTACAACCTTGTTGGTACTCCTGGTCAGTTGACCGGCACTCCGACTCAGGCACAGTCTACGGCTGCAATTCTTGCTGCTCGCGCTCGTCTGAATCAGGAAGCTGCGCCGGTTGACGAAGAGCGTCATTTTGTTGTTGATCCGACAGTGGAAGTTGGCATCGTTTCTGGTCTTACCAACCTGTTCAATCCTGCTGGTACGATCTCTCGCATCTTTGAAAAGGGTGCGCTGGGTGATTCCACACTTGGATTCAACTTTGCAATGGACCAGAACGTAGGTAACTTCACATCTGGTACGTTCATCGTTGGAACTGACACGATGGCTGTCGCTGCACAGTCTGGTGGTTCAGTTCAGACCAATGCACAGACTGCATTCTCTCTGACTGCAACCATTAGCAACGGCAAGACGTTGACTGCTGGCACTGTATTCACCATTCCTGGTGTTTATGCAGTCAACCCGCAGAACCGTCAGTCCACTGGCGCACTGCGTAACTTCGTTATTACTAGCGCAGTTACTGGTACTGGTTCTTCACAGACTATCTCTGTGTTCCCAACTCCTGTATTCAGCGGTCAGTTCCAGAACGTCACCAGCACCACTGGCACGATTCCGTCTGGTAATGCTAGTGTTATCTCTGGCTCTAATGGTTCTGTTTATCCGAACGCTATTGCATTCCATCGTGATGCGTTTGCTTTCGGTACAGCGGATCTCATTCTGCCGCAGGGTGTTGACATGGCTGGACGCGCATCAGCAGATGGCGTTTCTATCCGTCTTGTTCGTCAGTACGACATTAACAGCGATCAGCTGCCTTGCCGACTTGACGTATTGTACGGCTGGTCAACCGTCTATCCCGAACTCGCTACCCGCGTTACTGGTTAATAGGAGGTTACTATGTCTAATCCAGGACCAAATATTGTCAATCCCAGCATTCAGCGCGGCCAGGCGGTTCTTTCCGTTCCTGTTACCGCGCAGACTGCGACAAAAGCAACCGTTACTAAGGTTGACTACACCGTTAATGGCCTTGCAGTAGGGGATTTTGTCTCTGCATCTGCAACTAAGGCTGTTGGCGCTGGTGTTAGCATTGGTGGCGCATACGTATCTGCTGCTAACACTCTTAGCATCGAGTACGTCAACGTTACTTCTGGTGACGTAACTACCGCTGCTGACACATATCTTGTGTTTGTTGCTCGCTCTTACCCTGTCCAGACGGACTTCGGTATCACTGCGTTCAACAACGTAGGTATTGTTGCTGGTACAAACCCGTAAAAAAGGTTGAGATCAGGGGGCTTCGGCCCCCTTTTCTTTATGTGGAGTAAAAAATGATTGATTTTCCATGCGCAGTGCATCTAGAAAACTATGATGACTGCAATATAGCCAAAGATGCAGAGCATCTTAAAGAATTACGCGCACTTGGTTACATAACCAGTGCAGAATGGTACGAAAAATACCTAAATATAGTAGAATCTTCTGAAGTTTCAGATAAACCAAAACGGGGCAGACCGGCAAAATCTGATAGTTAATTTTGGGCATTACGCCCATTCCTTACCAGTAGGTTAGCGATGTCAAACGTAAAGATTTCTCAGCTTCCAGTTGTAACAACTGTTAATCCGGCGGCTGATGTCGCTCCCTTGGTTTCTTCTGGTGTAACCACTAAGGCTACGCCTAATCAGATTGTTCAAGCAGTTCTTCCTAGTCCCGGTCCTATTGGCGCTACAACGCCAAATACGGCGCAATTTGCATCATTAACACTCGTTAGTGCATCTGGCTTGCAAAAAGCTGTTGCAGGGCTTTTCACAAACGCTATTGCAGGCACTGACTATCTTGGTCCTACCACTGGCACTGCAATTCAGAAGGCTAACGGATCTGGAGGGCTAACAAGTGCAATATCTGGTACTGATTATGCGCCAGCTACTAGTGGCAATAGTATTCTGTACGGGAACGGTTCTGGCGGCTTTTCTAATGTTACTGTTGGGTCTGGTCTTACATTTAGTGCTGGAACTCTTGCTAGTACCGCTGGTGGTGGATCAGTAACGACTGTCTCTGTTGTTACGGCAAATGGTCTTGCTGGATCTGTTGCTAATCCTGGTTCTACGCCAGCAATCACGCTTTCTACGACTGTTACTGGCTTACTCAAAGGCAATGGCACTGCAATCAGCGCAGCAACTGCTGGCACTGACTATGCAGTAGCGCCTACTGGGACTAATGCTCAATTACTTGCTAACAATGGCTCTGGTGGATTCTCTAACGTAACTGTTGGATCAGGTCTTACCTACACTGCTGGCACACTAGCAGCCACTTCTGGCGGCGGCGGTACGGTCACGGATGTTTCCGTTGTCTCAGCTAATGGCTTTGCTGGCACAGTAGCAACTAGCACAACCACTCCAGCTATTACGCTTTCAACATCCGTTACCGGGCTTCTCAAGGGCAACGGCACGGCTGTTTCTGCGGCTGTTGCTGGCACTGATTATGTCATTCCAGGCGCAAACTCAAATCTAACGTCATTAACTGGAATTACTGGCGCAATTGCAACGCCAGATTACATTGATTTTGATACTACGGCTGTTGTCACTCCAGCTATTGGCCGTTTGTTCTGGGATGGCGGCACTACGCTTAACTTTGGTATGACTGCAACGGTCACGCAGAAGATTGGCGAATCTGAATACATTTACGCAAAAGCATCTGGTGCAATCACTGCTGGCG